GGCATTTCAGCAACTCTTGTACCGTCCACCCCGGAGCGCGCTACGCATACCCTTCTTCTTGCCCGTAACCATAATCCCCTTTGCCGTATCCGGACCCGGTGATTCTTTTGGGCTCACATAAGGCACAGATCCCTGTCCCTTTATGACGGCCTTACCTACAGGCTTAGGTGCGTCTTCTCCAGGACCACTAATAATATGTACTTTACTCATAGTTATTTACCCCTTGTTTCTCATAAGTGCAAGTGCTTCTTTCTTCTGGCTGGCTGCCCGCTTCCTCATGGCCGTGGATTGTGGAGCGCCTGCTCCAAGATCAACTTTAGACTCCCTTCTTGTTACGCGGCCCCCTCGTCGGGTTATTTCTTTTTTAGCCCCCTCGCTTAATAGAAATGGCTTGGGTCCCTTTGCTGTTTCTCTGGTAGAAGCGCGTTTTATCTCCGCTTGCTTACGCGCTACTTTCCGCTCCTGCTTTTTTTTTCTTTTTACGGCAGCCTCCCGAACCTCGTCAATAACCTTTTGACTGTCCTTCATTACCTTCCGAGAAGACCGAGCCATCTCTTTTGCGATTGTTGCTTTACTCATAACTACCTCCTTCTCGGAGCGCCCGCTCCTAAATTTACACGAGAGCATTGACCAATAGCCCCACCAAGAGCCATGCCTTTTGCCTCTTTTAGCTGTTTTGCCGTAGGCGCTCCAGCGTCCCCCGGATTACGCATACGTTCTCCGCTTCCCGCCGCTATACGCTTACGTTTAGCATGAATGTTGTCCCAAAGACCTTTTTTCTTAGCCATAACTACTTACTTACCTCTCTTTCTTTTCGGAGCGGCGGCTCCGAGCTTGACTCTGGTACCTGAATACCGGGCATCCACGGTTCTTTTCGTAAGCCAGTTGTCCGGCATTATAGAGCCCCTTCGCTCTACTTCTTTCGCATATTTTGCGGCGCGCTCTTTAGATGCCTTTGACCACTTTTCTATATTAGCTGCGGATTTTTCAGGTTGTGTTTTGGCACGAGCCGCTTTTGATACTACTTTTAACTTGCCCATCTTTAGTTATTCCTCTGCTTCATGCGTTCGCGGTCCTCCGCCGACTGAATACGGGCGGCGGTTTGTCGCTCCTGACTAGCAATGCGCTGCTGGAACTCCGTGGATTTTTGGCCCAACCTATCACGATTCAGCTCAAGCTCCTGCTGATCCTGCGCCAGATTGCCCTTAACCTGCTGATCCTTAATCGCCAGCTCCTGCTGCTTCAAGCCAATAAGCGGATCAGGCTTCTCCTGACCTGCGCCGGATAGCTGCTGACTAAGCTGCTTCACTTGCTGCATACCCTGCGCAATAAGCTGCGCTTTAATCGCTTCAAACTCCAGACTATTCGGCGGCACTTCTCCTCCCTCCTGCATAGCGGGCATCATACCTTCCGGCGGCATCATACCCTCCGGAGCCATTTGCGGAATACCGGCCATTTCTGGAGGCGGCATCGGCATACCCTCCATGCCAGCTCCGTTCATGGGCGGCTGCTGCATAGCCTGCTGCTGCATCATAACCTCGGCCTGCTCTTCCGCCTGAACGCGCACATGCTCCATAACGTGCTTCTGCAAATCCATCGCTACCTTGGGCATCTGAGCAATCATCGGAGAAGAACCAAAAACTAAGTGCGCCGTGATGTGCGCCTGATGCTCCTGCCCCGCAAAAGCCTCTAACGGCACCCCCTCCATAGCATCAATGTTCTCTTGCGCCGGATCTCGAGGCTCGGCCTGGTCACTAGCCTGCGGTGCCAAAATCTTGTCTATGTCCCTAACGCCTAACGACTCATACATGCGTCGGTAAACCTCGGGAATGTTATGTATCTCAGGAGCCTGCATAGCTAACTGCAACTCAGTCTGAGCTAACGTAATGCGCTGCGCCTGAGAGAAAATGTTGGGATTGGATACCGGCACCACATCTACGCGCTCATCAAAGTCCTTGCTCCGCACCGACTGGTCCGCTCCAGCTACCGTGTAGGGATAATCTGGCGGTAAATAATCCGCCATGATCTTGGCAAGGAGCTTGAACTCTACCCGCATCGCATAATGCAACCGCTTGTGAATTGCGCTCATCACCCGCGTGCCCTGCTCCAACATAGCGATCGTCGTTCCAACCGCCGCCTGCTGATTACCGTCTCCAACCTTCAGATCAGTAATCGTGGCAAACCGCTGTGCCGCGTCCACCACAAATCCAAGCAACTGGAATAACGTGGGATCAGGACCCTTGAACGGCAACGGCATCAAGCTGTCACGAATCGCGCCGCCCGGAGCGTCCACATCTCTAAACTCACCCGGCTGCAACGGATCATCATCGTCCCTGATCCGCAGTCCGCGAGCCTTGAACCCTGCCGGAAGATTATTCAGCGTCCCAGCGTCTATCAACTGACGCAGCGCCGCCGTCGCGGTACGCGACAAACCACCTATCGTGTGAATAAGCCCCAACCCGTAAAAACCAAATCCGGGCAGGAACTTATAGTGAATGAAGTATTGAATTTTCTTTTTTAGCTCGTCATCTTCCTGATAGTTACGACGAATAGACAGTATCTGCCCGTTGTCCTCACTAATCGTGACTACATACGGAATCTTGATCCCCGTGGATTCGCCTTCCTCATCCATCTCTTCATAGCCCGGAAGGTCCAAATCCACATGGCACTCAAGCAGCGTGCAGTCATAATCAACATTAGACGGCCCCATTCCTGAAATGTGATCCACCTCCTGTGAAACACTGTCCGCCTCTTCCTGCGCCGGTAGTACCGGAACGTCTCGATAAAACCCCGAAACCTGCTTCTTGCGCAAATCATTAAGAGACATGCGAACAACATGCGTAATGTTAGGGCACGTCTCTAAATCATTCGCTTCATACGGAACAATCAGGTTTTCCGCCGGAATGAACTTGGAAACCGCACGGTCCAAGCCCTCGTCATAATAAACTTTCTTAAACGTCGAGCCCGCCAACGGTAAATGAAACAACATCTGGTCAAATTCCGGGGTGTACTCCTCCATTACATTCATAATGTAATAGTTCATAAACTCCCGAACCCGCTGCGCCTGCTCCTCCTTCTCGTGAGTAGGTGCGCCTAAAACTTCTGTCCTAACCGGACCATCCGCAGGTAATAACTCATTAAATGCCTGCGCCTGAAACTGTACCGCCGCTTCTGCAAGAATCGGATGCGTCACACCCGTAGCACCCCGAAACGGCTGCGTGCGATCCTGATAATTAAAACCCAATAACTCAAGACCCTTGGAATACGCCTCCTCCCACTCCGATCGAGAAGACTTGTTAGCGTCATACTCCGCCATCAAATCACTAGCAATAGAACCTAACTCCCGATCCTCCATCTCCTCAGTAAGATTGCCGTGAAAATCCCCTGATTCGCGGGCCGCGGCTCCCGGATCGAAGTCCAGCGTAACTCCGCCGTCTTCCTCTTCTATGATTTCGATTTGCTCCTCTTCCCCCAATTCCGGCTCGGGGTCAGGCTGCATTTCCATACCGCCAACAAGCGCCTCTATTTCAATCGCCTCCTTATCTTCAGGGTCCAGCTCCATGCCTTCACGTTCGATAAGGGAAACAGGTGGTTTTTTCTCTGCCATGTCAGATCCCTATGGGGAGGCTGACAATGCCTCCCGCTGCATAACTCTGTGTACGAAAATCTTCCAATTCTCTTTCACCGGAAAAAGGAAGTGCTGCCGCCTCTCCAAGAACCTGAGCCTGAACATAACTGCGCCTGCCGCTAGTAGGTCCACCTAAAATACGCCCAGGTTTTAGCTCTGCGGCATCTTTAGCTGTAAGAATAGGCGCGCCTCTAGGATCAATTTTTACGCCTTTCGGGCCAGGACGACCTAATGCCCATTTTGGAAGCTGCTGCTGAACATTAGCAATATGCGCCATAGTTTTTGCCAGTTTTGTGCCTTTGTAGCCCCATTTAGCTAACTGAGCCGCCGCAGCAGCGGGAGGCATAAAAAGAAGCGGAAGCAATGCTTTATCAAGTTTGCTGGACGGATCAAAAACAAAGTCTGTTACATCCCTGAGATTAAATCCGGGCTGCTTACTAAGACTTAGAATTCCACCACTTTCTTCAGGCTCGACACCATAGTTTTCCGAGTCGTAAAAGAACCGGTCCATCTCTACCTCGCCACCCTCCTGCAAACTCTGAATGCCGCCACCTTGAGCATAACTGTTTACTGCAGCCTCCCCGGACATACCCTCTATTATCTGCCTTAAATCTTGTCGATTGAGAGGCGATTGCCCTTGTCGAATTTCGGCGGCTTCGCGCAACTGATCTAAGGTGACGCCCGAATCCTTCGCCCATGCTTCGTTAGCAGCGGCCCTAGCTTTGCCCTCCATGCTCGTTCCTAAGTAACTTTCATAGTTATGCCCTGATTGATCCGGTCTTCGATCAACATTAAACCTCATCCTAGATGCGGCACCAGTCGTAGCCATGCTTGGTGCGCTCCATCCCATCCCAACACCACGCAGACCGCCAGATCCAAGACGAGCCGCTTCTGCAAAACTCCCTCTAGATCCGCCCAGCCGCCCTGGCAAAGTAGACCTATCTATCGTTTTAAGCGGCCCTTCGCCTCGCCATTTAGTTCCTCCAGAATCCGAGGTATCACCATTAGTTATTTCACGGAACCCTCCTTCTGCTGAAGGATCAAAAACAAACGTAGGCTGTCCTATCTGGCTAATGTCTGTTTTTAGATTGGACAGGCCCGTTTGAAACCTGTCCCCAAAACTAGGGGGCTCTACGGGAATTTTTTCTGGAAACGTGGACATATCGAATGTCTTTAATGGCTCGGTACCTTGCATGGTTATCCCACCTGGAGTTACGTAGTAGGGATAATCGGGTACCTCCACAGTCTCAAGAACAGGCGGCGCAGGAGGCCCAACTTCTGTTAATGAGGTCCCATATTCTTGAGGATTTTGCTCAATAAAGGGCTTCTTTTCTAAGTGTGATGTATCTATTTCTTTTAGGGGGCTTTCTGTAACACCCGTAACCATCGGCTCAGATCCAGACGCTCCGCCCGTAGATGTGATCCATGTAGGATCATTTACATTTCTAGACTCATCAAGCATCGCAGTCCCTGGAGATACGCTCCAGGCTGCCTGAGAAGTTGTATCCTCCTTCCCCGTTTCAGACGGAACAAAAGAAAGGGAAGATGCAGGAACCTGCGGAGTATAAACTGAACCAAAAAGAGACCTCGGCTGCGTCGCGGCAGGAACTTCCCCGGCAGGCAAAAAATAATCCGCCGCATTAAAATACGGTGCCGGTCCCGCCGGATAAAGGAACATGCCCCCGCCCTGACGCGGCCCTACAGCACCACCCTCCTGCATCGGCAATGTTCCACGTGGAACGTGTAACGGACCGTGGCCCGCGCGGCGCGCTACGCTAGTTACTCCTCCCCCCAAAGCAAACGGTAGTTCTGGTTGTGTTCCGGGAGCTGCTTTGGCTGACGCTATCTCAGCTCTTGTGGAGGCCATTTTATCCTCTATTCTTTTTATGTCCTTCTTGGCCGGTACCATCTTAGCTTGCAGCTTTTTAAGGGTACTCGGACTAACATTTTCAAGTGTCTGCTTGAACAAGTGATCATAGTGACCTATTGCTCTGGCTAAATCCCCTTCAAGCCGTTGAGCAACGGCCATTAAAGCACTGAGTTTAGCCATGAATGCCTCCACCGTATGCGCGCCTGGTAGAGGGCCTACGGAGCGCGGCCCGCGAATCGGCTTGGTTGCTCAGATTTTCTAAATTGCGAGCACGAAACTCAGCCATTTTTTCAGGGGTTTCAGGGGTGTACGGTAAACCCCTTTCCTCAAAAGTAGCTAATCTTCTCCGGTGCTGTTGATCCATAGCGTCGGCTTCAAGTATAAGCAAATTTTCACGGTTGAGATCCAGTAATTGAGCTAAATCAGCCGAGGCCCTATTAACCATTTCCTGCGTCCAACCACTAGAACCGGCACTATAATCACGGCCTTGTTCACCACCCGTTTCCTGAAAAAAACGATTTTGGGTGTACCCCCAAGTCCCTACCGCATTTTCCCATTGTTCAGGGGTTCTTGCCCTCCAAGCGTCAAAAAGTAAATTAAACGTCTCACCATACTGTTTGCTTGGTGGTACGGAAGAAAGCGTAGTCAGTATGGCCTCGCGCGGGCCTGTTGGAGGATATAACCCCTGTGTAAAATCGCCACGATGCCCGAACTCATGCCCCAATATTTGAAGATTAGCTTGAGGAGCACCAAAAGTGTAAACCATGTCCTGACCAAAATGCTTCATGTTCTCCTGGTCAAGAACCTCCCTATAGGGCTCGTCAAAAGCTATAAGCTGTTCCTCTGAAGCACTTACATTTGGACGAGCGTATAACCCCCGCGTACCGGAAGCTGAAGCAGGAGTAGCAAGCATTGAGAAACGAGAAGGATCAATAGCCCCAGAGCGGTAAGGACCCATCTGGTTGCGTAGCCCTATTCCCAGCTCGGCATCCACCATTTGCCCCGACGCCCCGCGAGCCTCGCGTAAAGCGTTAAGGTCCTCGTACCCCATTGCGCGAGCATCAGCAGCACTCATCTGTACCGGAGGCAGCCCCGCTGCAGCTATCTCCCCTCGCAGCATCTTAGCTTCAGGAAGTCGCTCTCGTATAAAATCAGCAGCAGAAGTGAAAATGCCCTCAGCCATAATATGCCCCCGCGCGAATTCTCTGCGTGGCCTCCTCTATCCCCCAGTCATCACTGGGAACTTGAATAAAATTGCCCTGACGATAACGCATCAATGCCTGTGTCATGCTGTCTACCAAATCATCATACTGACCATGAGGAAATGCAGCGCACTCCTCAATCATCTCCTCGGCCCAAGATTCGTCCGGAGCCCACACCATGCCCGCTTCAAATAGCGGAGATATAGAGTGTACGCGAGATAACTTATCATTACCTTTACTTGGCGTAAAATTAACAACCGGTATACCTAATTTCTGCAACTCATGCGTCAACGGCATACCCGTCGCCTTGGCCTCAATAATCACCGTCTCGGGGTCCCAAAAATCATACTGCTCCTGCGCAACTACCTTCAATTCAGGAAAGTCCCACCGCCCCTTCTTTACATCTAACAAAATCAACGCCGGAGTCCCACCAATCTCCTCCGGGTAAAATACCCCCCACGTCGTAATCGCACTAAAATCCGCCGTCTCCTTCTTTGAAAACGCCGTGTCATAACTCTGTATTACATACTGAAGATTCGGAACCTCCGTCTTGTCCCACTTCTTCCACCACTCGCGCTTCAATATAGATAACTCTTCCGCCGTAGGGTTCTGCTGATACTGCGCATTCCACTTGTACGCCGGAACCGAAGCCTTAACATGATCTAACTCGTCCTTAGACCAAA